GACGAAAGAGACGAAAGAGATGAAAGCAAGTGAACCCCACGGCAAAAGCCCAAAACAACTCTATGGTAAACGCGGCGAATTCAACCGCGAGTGAACAAGTTAGTGAGCAAGAGAACGCGTTGAGTGTAGCGGAACAGTTAAAACAGCAAAACGCACGTGGACGTATCGTGGTAGAGGATCTTCAGCTGCCGAAGCTATCCGCGTTACAAAAAGCGTTAACACCAAAGATGAACAGATATATGACACACAGACCTTTCCCGAAACAGGTGGCGTTTTTGTTATTGCCTCATCGTGAGGCCTTTTACGGAGGAGCGGCTGGTGGTGGGAAGAGTGACGCGTTATTGATGGCCGCTCTTCAATATGTAGATATCCCTGGATACAGTGCGATCTTATTCAGACGTACGTATTCTGAGTTGGGTTTAGCGGGTGCGTTGATGTTTAGGGCTAAAGAGTGGTTAGCCCCGTTCAGGGAGAATGGAGAAGTTCATTGGAGTGAGAAAGACAAGGTATTTACATTTCCAAGTGGAGCAACATTGGCATTTGGGTACTTAGAGACAAGTAATGATAAGTTTAGATACCAATCTGCAGAATTTCAATTCATCGGTTTCGATGAATTGACACATTTCAAAGAAGAACAATACACTTACTTATTTAACAGATTACGTAAATTAACTAGTCTGGATGTCCCGTTGAGGATGCGTTCAGCAAGTAACCCAGGAAACATTGGACATGAGTGGGTTAAAAATAGATTCCTTATTGAAGGACCAGGTAAGGGTAGAGTATTTATCCCGGCGACTTTGGATGATAACCAGCATATTGACCGTGAAGAATACGTACAATCGCTAATGGAACTAGATCCTATTACTCGTGAACAGATGTTACGAGGGGATTGGAACGTACGTAGTGAGGGTAATATGTTTAAGCGTGAATGGTTTGAGTTAGTAGATCAGGCGCCTACTGAAGCGCAGCGAGTGAGATACTGGGATTTAGCAGCAACTGAAGAAGGACCAGGAAAAGATCCTGCATACACGGTTGGAGTGAGGATAAGCAGGAAACACCAAGGTATTTATTTTATTGAAGATGTACGTAGAAGAAGAGATCGACCCGCGGGGGTTGAGGCTTTAGTACATCATACTGCTACGATGGACGGACAACAGGTTCCGGTATGGATTGAGCAGGAGCCTGGATCTGCAGGAAAGAATACTATTGATCATTATCAACGGTATGTATTGCCAGGATATGCAGTTTATGGTGATAAGGTAACTGGATCAAAGATAATACGAGCAAATCCGTTAAGTAGTGCGGCAGAGGCAGGAAATGTGAAGATTGTACGTGGTAATTGGAATTCAGAGTTCCTTGATGAGGCGGAATTATTTCCGAATGGTAAGTACATGGACCAAGTTGATGCGGCGAGTGGGGCATTTTCACAGATAAATTCTTCGGGACTGACACAAGTGGATCCAGATGCAATGGCTATATTGAGAGGGGCGCGGGTATATGGGTTCTAAAGCAGCTTCTAAGACAGGTAGAATTAGTGGTGCTATAGGAGAGATGAAAAATAGGACACTGAGAGCGCTCGGTGAGTTAACTGGATGGGAGCCTTTAGTACGTTCTTCTGGTGGAAGGCTTATATCTATGTATTCCTTGTCGAGTAACAGGGTAGATTACCAACTGGCGAGAGAGCTGTATTACAACCAGAATGATAATTACAAGTTGGGTGGCGGGTTTTCAAAGCCGATTATAAATGCAGCGGTAGGTTTTATCGGAGTACCAAAATTTAGAGTGGAAACAGATGAGATGGCAGAGACGACGTTAGAACGATTTGTCAAAGATAACATATCTAAGATGCAACAGACGCACCGAGATGCAATAAGGGATGGTAAATGCTATGTTAGATTAACACGGGACGAGTTGGTGGATAATAATCTTTATCCGGAACGTAACGCAATCATAAGATATCATATTATACCGGTGGAAAATGTTACAGAAATTAAAAAACATCCGTTAACAGGTCATCCGATTGAGTACGTTATTGAGACTCAGCATGATAGAGCAGATGGACACGGTCAAGTAACTGTTGTACAGAAGATCCGTGCGGATACCATAGAAATAGAATGTGATGGGCCTGCCCCTGAGGGCCTTACGGTTGGTACTAAAACTAATACATGGGGCTTTATACCAATTGTAGAGTTTGCAAACGAGACTGAAGCGTATGAGAATGAACCGAAAAGTGATTTAGAGGGTGTAGAACCATTCATAAAGGTATATCACGACGTGTTTTTACATGCAATTCAGGGGTCAAAATTACACTCTACACCACGTTTAAAGCTTAAATTGAAGGATGTAGCAGGGTTTTTAGCTAATAATTTTGGAGTAGATGACCCCCGGAAATTTATCGAAAGCGGCGGCGAAATTGACCTAGAAAACCGGGATCTGCTCATATTTACGCATGAAGAAGAAGATGCAGAGTTTGTTGAGGTAGAAAGTGCTATAGGAAGTGCAGAACCATTACTACATCTCCTATTTTACTGTATTGTAGAGCATTCCGAGACACCTGAATTCTGTTTTGGTGCTCATTTACCTGCAAACTATGCTTCTGTTAAAGAACAGATGCCTGTATTAGTGAGACGCGTTAAACGTAAACGCGAGTTTTTTGATGAGCCATGGAGACTTTTAGGACGACTCGTCCTTACTATGACATCTATGGCTGAAGCGCAAGCGTTCTCGACTCATAATACAGAGTTAGACTGGGACGAAGTGGATCCGAGAGATGAAGCTGAGGTAGCCCAGGAGCTTAGAAATACTATTATTGGTTTGACTATGGCAGTTGAGAAGCGTATCTTGAGTAGAGAAAGTGCAATAAACTACTTAGGAAGAATCATAGATACAATGAGTGAGTACAGCCCTGATGAGGGAGAAGGTGAATGGGACCGAATTCGTAGGGATATTGAGGATATAAACGAACTTACCGCCGTAAATGATGAGGGTGATGGAACTGGAGGAGCAGGGGGTGAGGATAACAACTTAATTAATCCAGACGGAAACGGTGAAATTATACATGTCGATCAAACTACATTAGAGATGTTGAAGGATTGGGTAAGTTAAGGAGGTGAATACATGGGCGATGACACTAAAACGTTAAAGCAACCGTTTAATAGTTTAGCGTTAGGTCCTGCGGTTGGTGAGATATCATCAGATATAGCGTTGGAGCAAATTCCTTTATCGGAAGAGGCAAAAAAGGCTGTAGACACATTAACTGAAGGTGATGATAAGCCGTTATGGGTCGCAGTGGAGATTCAGGAAGGTCCAGGAAGTCACGGTAATTATAAATCCTCAGCGTTACAGGCTGTTGTAAGTCAAGTAAATGAAAGAGAACCGATGGGTTTTCTGGGTCATCAAAAGCAAGAGGATTTACCATACGAATTTCCAGATCCAACAACTCATTGGTTTGCTGCTGAAATGCGTCAAGCAGGTGAAGCATCACAAACACGTGCGGTAGCTCGAATATATGGACTCGTGGATCAAGCATTTACACATTTAAGACGGTGGATACGTGCTAAAAGGATTCGAGAAGTAAGTATATACGGGTTACCTAAGTATGAAATGGGGACGCGAAATGTAGTTGATTACGATTTATACTCGATTGATTGGACACCCCGGGATCGTGCAGGTATGGAAACGGATTTGGTATGGACCTCAGAAATGGAAGATCCGCGTACGCGTCCTGATGAGTTCCGTGTCGAGGGTGAATTAGATGGTAGTTATGATGAAGTTATGGGACTAATTGACGACGCAATACGCGATAAGTTTCGGGATAGTAGATATTATGTATATGCATACAGGTACTTTCCCGATTATATTATAGCAAGATATCATGGTGAGTCAGAAGGTAACCGCGATAGAGGGCTTTGGAAAATTCCTTATCAAGTGGTAGAAGATCAAGGAAAAGATGAAGTTACTCTTGGAGACCCTTCTGAGGTAGTTGAGCAGAAGAGTTACGAGGCTGTAGGGGATGATACAGGTAGTGATGAGGACAATTATGATGAAGGAGGGGTAAGCGCAATGGGTGAGGAGAAGAAGCGTACTATTTCTGAGATGCTGGCTGACGTACGTTCCGCAATAGCTAAAGGTGAAACATCCATGAAAGATGTACTGGCCGAACTAGGTATCACAGGTGAGCAAGCTATGGAAGTACTGGGTGATGACACCTTGAAGAAGTTACGAAGTGCGGCCGAGGTAGGTAAGAAGTTGTACAATGCTCTAGGCTTTACAGAAGATACTAAGTTGGATGATGCGGTAACTACTGCAGGTGAGATGAAGGACACTTATACTGTAGTAAAAGATCGCGAACAACCTGCACAGTTTGTCGGCGAACTTATGAATACCTACGCGGAGCAGAATAAGAAGCAGGCTTCCGCAACCCTTGATGAATCTATCAAGGAGAAAGTTAAGGGAGAGCAGGCTCAATTGCTAATTAAGAGACTCGTCCAAGTCGACGAGGACGCTGACAAAGAGCAGATATGTGGCGAAATCGATAAACTTCTGGAAGATAAAGAAGTTAAGTCGATGATATCCAAGCTGCATACTGACGATCCTGTACCTACAGGTGAATCTGGAAGTAAGAAGACCGGGTTTAAATCCGGCAAGTCTACTAAAGTAAAGGCGTAAATAATCTAAGATAAGGAGGGAAAACCATAATGACTGATCTGTATGCAGGACAGAAGTTGAATGTTGTACCTACTACAGAACATGAGCATCATCGACCAGAAGTAGGCGAGTGGGATGCTATAGCAGTGACTATACCCGAGGGTATGGCAGTATCTCCAGGACAGCCTGTACTTATTCAGGGCTTCTTCGGGTTCGCATTACAGGAATCTAAGGCAGATTCTGAAGATACTATTGGCATCCAGATGAAACCTGCTGAGTATGAAGTAGGAGAAGACTGGATTAACGATAGCAAGGACTTTGGTAAAGGCGAAGAGGTATACTGGGATCCGAGCGAAAAGGAACTGACGACTTCTACGAAGAAGTGGTCGGGTGCCATCACTTATAGTGATACTCCCGCAACAATGATCGATAACTTAGAGACTGCACTAGATGCTCTCGGGTTTGATGATCAGTA